ATTCCGCGACAAAAGCACGTTGTTTCGGGGTGAGTTCATCATCGTCAATGAGCTCTTCTGCGCATTTTTCAATTTGCGCACTGCGCACTTTCTTCTGCGCATTTTTTTGCGCACTCTGCGCAGCAGGTTTCTTGATATATCGGCGGGCCGTTGCGTAGTTCAGTCCCTGCGCTTCGATATACAGCGACTCGCCTGGTTGCTCGACTTCTTCGCAGTTATTTAGCCGGCGGTCGAACTGGTGGTAAATTGTTCCGCTCATCAGGTTGGTGAACTGACCACGCAGATATGCCTGGATCAACTCAGGAGGATAACTTGCCAGCAGCGAAGGGATGTAGTCATCTGGCAGGTTCTTAGCATTGTCGAATGTACTGGCCTGCACCATTCCGTACATATCAGCAAGTTCAGGCTTATCACGCACCGCCTTCAAAAATTGCTGGTATACGAACTTGAAACCTTCTGGCGTCGTCGTTACGTCAATGCCATTGCGTAGACCATCCACCTTGTAACGCATACGGGCGATGATTTTTCGCCAGGCTAGTTGCGCCTTTTGCGCTGGCATTACATCGAGTTCATCCACCAGCGCGTTACCAATTTTGAAGCCCACTATCGTGGCTGGCTTCTCCATCGAGCGGCATATCGTCGTGCCGCGATACACCCGCCCTTCGTAGAAATGAACCTCTTTATTGCCTTCGTTGATCTTAACGTTCAGGCCCCAGTCGAAGGCGACTTCCTCGACCGTTGGGTAGAAAATATCGCGTATCTGTGGGTAGGTCGGCGCGAAGTATCCCTGGTTAATCTTTGGAAACTCCCACATCCCCTTGCAGATGCCACCACAACCCACCCATGTTTTACCGCTACCAAACCCGGCTACATAAGATTTGAACTTGTGAGGCATGGCGAGGAAGCGCGCCTGGGGAATATTAAGTGTCGGGCTGATCCCCATCGTCTGCCCTCGCATCCACTACATTGATATTGATTGCCACTGGCGTTGGTTCGTTATCTTCCTCATCGCTGGCCAGCTCCTTCCGAAGTTTTTCGACTTCAAGCTGACGGCGTTCGATTTCGATTTGCTGCAAGCGCTGCGCGAACTCGCTATCAGCCAGCCCAAGGCGCTTCATTACCGCCTCGAACATTCTCTCGCGGCTTATGGCTGTTATCTCAACGCCATTCTTGCCGACCTTAACGCCGGAATAAGCCAGCCGAGCAATTGCAGGTAGCTTGCGAGTGTCAGGGAAATAAGGTTGGCCGATGCCGTCACCATTGCAGCGTGGGCATTGTGGGTTTGGCTCGCTGGTGTGGTCATAGCCATAGCCGCCATTATCAAGTGGCTCCCGGCTGCCTTCTTTTGCCGCGGCCTTGAGTCGCTCCTCTTCAAACTCCACCATATCGCGCCACTGATATTGATGACCGAATCCCCAGCAGTAGCGGCAGCTGCCTCGGCGATATTGTGAGATTTGGTTGGCATCGAAAGTGGCGAGTTCCCACATCTGCGCCAGAACTTCGTCGGCGCTGGCGAGCGTGCGTGACAGTGAAGCTTTCTGCTGCTGCGCGATTGCCTGCGCAATACTAACTTTTGCTAACAGCTTTGCGCCCTGCTCATTAGCAGTTTTGGCACTGTATCCAGCTTGGATTGCAGCCTGAGTAGCATTGCCACATCTCACGTATTCCGCGACAAAAGCACGTTGTTTCGGGGTGAGTTCATCATCGTCAATGAGCTCTTCTGCGCATTTTTCAATTTGCGCACTGCGCACTTTCTTCTGCGCATTTTTTTGCGCACTCTGCGCAGCAGGTTTCTTGATATATCGGCGGGCCGTTGCGTAGTTCAGTCCCTGCGCTTCGATATACAGCGACTCGCCTGGTTGCTCGACTTCTTCGCAGTTATTTAGCCGGCGGTCGAACTGGTGGTAAATTGTTCCGCTCATCAGGTTGGTGAACTGACCACGCAGATATGCCTGGATCAACTCAGGAGGATAACTTGCCAGCAGCGAAGGGATGTAGTCATCTGGCAGGTTCTTAGCATTGTCGAATGTACTGGCCTGCACCATTCCGTACATATCAGCAAGTTCAGGCTTATCACGCACCGCCTTCAAAAATTGCTGGTATACGAACTTGAAACCTTCTGGCGTCGTCGTTACGTCAATGCCATTGCGTAGACCATCCACCTTGTAACGCATACGGGCGATGATTTTTCGCCAGGCTAGTTGCGCCTTTTGCGCTGGCATTACATCGAGTTCATCCACCAGCGCGTTACCAATTTTGAAGCCCACTATCGTGGCTGGCTTCTCCATCGAGCGGCATATCGTCGTGCCGCGATACACCCGCCCTTCGTAGAAATGAACCTCTTTA